GGTGTAACCAGCGATAGCCTCTTCAACCAACGTACCGAGGTTCGTATTGGTCGTGTCACCCCACGTACCGGACTGATCGCCAGTACCCATCAAAGTAAGTTTAAGATTAGTTGAGTACGTACTTGTCATGCCAAAAACCTCTAGGCGGCTATCTGAGTCCAGTTTGGAGACTGAGATGGTGTGATGGGACTATACCCCGGAACTTGATTTGGTGCAATCGTTACCCACGCAGGAACTTGTCCCGGAGTAACTCCATTCCATGCAGGAGTTTGAGACGGACCAATTTCCACCCAAGAAGGAGTTTGGTCAGGAACAATCTGACCCCAGACAAGAACTTGTCCAACAGAACCCGTAGAAAATACACCTGTGACATTAACATTTGCTCCCGCTGTGACAGTTACTGAGCCAACCTGCCCCGTTGCAGATACGCCCGTGACATCAACAAGGTTAACGCTTTCAACAGTAACCGTACCAACTTCACCAGTTGCCGCAATACCCGTTGGAAAGACGTTTGCATCAAACTGAGTATCAACAATTCCAACAGATCCCGTGGCCCCAACACCCGTGACACTGACATTGGCGTCCGCCGTGACAGTTGCTGTTCCAACACTGCCTGTAGCAGAAACACCCGTAAGGTCTACATTAGCGGTTGCGGTTACAGTTACCGTGCCAACAGCACCCGTGGCCTCAACACCCGTGGCACTGACATTGGCATCTGCTGTGACAGTTACCGTACCAACAGCACTTGTGGCAGTAACACCCGTTAGACTTACATTAGCGTCAGCCGTGACAGAAGGAGAGCCAACCTGTCCGGTTGCAACCCCAATATCAATCGCACCCGTGCCAAACGCACCCAGACCCCATCCTTGGGATCTAGACCATCCTTCAAAGGCTACGACTGCATCTACCATTGCTCATCACGCTATGCGAATAATGGCACTGGAAGCATCGTTTGTTGGGAAGATAACAGAGAATGTACCCGCTGACGCAGTTTTGTCAGAACCAAAATCCAACACAACGACAGATTTATTTCCCTGTGTAAAATTATAAATCAGTGCACCGCGAGCAGTAAATGACGCTGTGGACCACGTAGAATCGGCAAAGTCAGCAAAAGCTGTCGTGCCTGACGAGGACGTAGCACCTGAAGCAAGCGTATTGCCTCCCGCCACATATGCAGAGCCAGACGTGTTTGTCGTTTCATTGGTTGCAGAGTATGCGGTTGTCGAGGCGTCAAGCGTTGCAGACGATGTGTACAAGGCCAGATTGAATGTGTCCGCTGCTCGAACAGGTGAAGAGGCGGACGCAGAGATTGCGTGTACGCCGCTCATCAGTTGCAGCTTGAACGATGTCGTCATGAAGTTTCCAGTAAATGCCATCACGGCCTCCTTATAAGTTCAGCTAATTGTGGTTGACCAGCTTCTGTCACCAGATGACTGACCGTGGATCTATCGCATTGTATAGCACGTTTCATGTAGTGCAGTATAACCTGCTCTACCTGATTTTGAAATGCTATTGCTTGACCTCGGATTACATCCGGCGCGTTGGCTGAAACATCGACAATCCTCTTCGACGCCTGTTCCGCCCAGAACTCCGGCGGATGACCCCCGTTGTCTGATGTAGCTACCTCAACTGTAAATGTTCCGGTTTGCATTGCTGGGGTAAACATTAACTAGCCTTTACTCTGATAAGACCATCACGATAAGCATCCACATTTTCACGGCCTTCCCCATAATTTTTCAACCTAGTCAACGACTCAATAAACCGTTGGTTGTATAAATTCAACAGGTCAGGTTCACCTTTCATAAAGGTGTATGCTTCTACTAAAGAGCCGTACAACATTGCTTCAATAGCATTGTCGCCAAGCCAAGTTGTTGCCCCCGTAGTGATGCTGGCTGGCTTATAGTAATAGTGGATTTCGGCAGCAAACGCCGCGTTTGGCACAGGAGCAATCAAAAAGTTGTCTTTATCAAACAAAGCATAGTACTTTGGAATACCAGTAGCTTCGGTTGGATTATACTCTTGTAGATACTCTACATCTTTGTTTAACAAAATAACCTTTGATCCAGAAGACGTAATAATCAAGCTAAACGGGGCTAAAAAATCCGTTGGGGCTGTCAGATACTTATTTGAGGCAGTCATCGTGCCAGTGGCGTTCTTCCTGAAGTCTTCAAGATCGACAGCGTAGAAGATGCGTTCTTCAGCACTCTGGATAAAGTTGTCGATGTTCGCCGAGAATGTCGTTTCGTCATACTCGGTATAGTCCTTGATGGCTTGCACCAACGTAGCGTATGTCCAGCCCATCAGAGTATCTCCACCGTAACGTCTGTTAACTCACCAAGTGCCTGTGACCCTTCAGCGGATACAGATACATCTTCAGTAGCCAGAATTTCAACAACACCTACCTGCGTAATCGCCTGTAGTAAATCGTTTTGTATAAATGGGAAAATGAAAGGCCCAACTGGTACATCCATGACCTCTTTTACATCAGGACGAGGTTCATAAAGTGCTTGTGGCTCAGTTGGTGGGTAGATAGGATCCAACTGAGGATGCTTGGCTTCCCAACACTCAATACAGGTTTTGAACCCTGTCCATTCTTTTTTCAACTGTAGGTAATCGTATTGAAAACCACAGCGGTCGCAAATTGCCTGTGATTGTTTTCCTACGGCGAACTTTGCCATTGGTTACACCACGTTGTAAAAGTTACGACTTGAAACAAGCTGTAACGAAGCCCTGTCGCGATCTTCAGATGCAGCACGCTCAAATTCTTGATCATAAACAGCTTTAAGCAAAGTTACTCTGTCAGGGGCTTTTTTCATAGCGATGTAGTACGCTAACCCCGCCGCCAAACAAGGATAAAATCTAAACGGTATTTGTAAGGTATTAACACCTGCTGTGGCATCATCCATGCGCACAAGTTTTTCAACTACCAAATAGTACGTTTGATCAGGAGTAGGCCAAACCTGCACCGTTGGCGTAACGCTACGATTAACTACATATTGCGTCGGCCGAGCCTGAGTTAGCTTATTAGGAATACTCAAATAGTAATCTCTGCCGATACGGTCAATAGTGATGTCTGACTGCGAAGCGGTGTTTACCCCAGTTGACGAGCGTATAACAGCGGAAAGGATATCAATATCGTACGCATTAAGTGTATACGAGTTTACGCCCGCACTCAACGTGATACTTACAGTTTCGATAGTCCACTGATTTAGCCCACGGTTAGCCCATTCAGCAAGCAGCAAGTTTAAGCTGCGACGTGCAGTTCGTTGATCGTATCCAGTGCGGATTTCTATACCACACCGTTCAAACGCCTCTTCGATGTACTCTGCAACGTCTAACTCAAACGTTTTGGTGCCACTTACTGCCATTTTAATATACCTTGGTAGGACGTGAGCGCATTACCATACCACCACCACGACAAAGGACACTACCACCTTTTTTAATCGCCATAGATTTTTTCTTAACCATGCCACCTTTAGCATACCCCTGTGACATAGCATTACCACCTGTCATACGGTCCTGTACGTTAAGCCCACCCATAGCAGGGTTAGCCCCCGTAGCCGACTTACCATACTCATTGGGCGAATAATACGGTGACGATGTTTCCTGCTGTGGTTGTGCCGCCGCGACATTACCCGCTGTTTGCTGCGAAGCCCCACCAGATAAATCTGCGGTGCCAATAGGGGGGGCAGCGACTTCACCACCATCAGCATACCTACGCGGCTTTGTTTTACCTGCCTGTGAAAGAGCGATAGCTATGGCCTGTTTAGGGTTTTTAACTATTGGACCCTTCTTACTGCCCGTATTCAAAGTCCCAGCCTTGAACTCGCGCATTACTTTGCTTATCTTTTTCTGAGACTTCATTTTGTCCTCGCAGCTTTCATGTTGTCAATCAAGTTGGGATAAGGACGACCCGCCTTTTTTGCAGAAGCCTTAGCCGACGCTTTCTTTGCAGGAGACATTTTCTTTGGCTTGCCCAAAGACTTTGGTCGCGTCTTATCCCAAATTGGCTTTTTCATATCACTTACCACGGCCTTTTGGCTTACCAATAGCAATCATGATCGCCATACCACGGCCTTTTTTAGCCTTTGTGCCGTGAGCCATGCCACCATGCTTCATTCCGGGAGGAAGTGGAACACCACGACCGCCGCCATCCTTGATTTTCATGCCGGGACGATATCCCGGCAACGCGCTGCCAAAATCGCCGCCGCCGCCGGGAGGCTTCATTCCGGGAGGAAGTGGAACACCACGACCGCCGCC